ACTCACTGACGGCGGACGACATCCTGCCGGAAAGCGAGACGACGACGAAGCGCACGAAGAAATAACTCCGGAGGCCGTGGGCCGTGAACGCATTGGAATTGGTGCAGCGTTTCGCACGGTCCCGCGGCCTCGACGTTCCGTCGACCGTCGTCGCGAATCAGGCGGAAGACGTACAGCAGCTTCTCGAACTGCTGAATCAAGAAGGCCGCGACCTCTCGCGTCGCGGCGACTGGAACGAGCTCACGTTCGAGCAGACGTTCACGACCGCAGCGGCGGAGACGCAGGGTCTGCTGTCGGACATCATCACGAATGGCCACGAGTACCGGAAGATCGTCAACGAGACGATCTTCAACCGTACTGCGAAACTGAACATCTACGGCCCGCTGTCGAACCGTGAATGGCAGGCGCGGAAGGCCATCACGACGGCGGGCCCGTACTCGCAGTACCGAATTCGCGGCGGCTCGCTGCTGTTCAATCCCGTGCCGGCCGCGGGCGAGACGTGCGCATTCGAGTTCGTGTCGAAGTGCTGGTGCTCGGACAGCACCGGCGCGGTGTTCCGTCGCAACATCGCGGCCGATACCGATGAAGTGCTTCTCGACGACGAGATCATGCTGGCCGGCCTTGAGTGGCGCTGGCTGCGCGCGAAGCGCCTGTCGTACGCGGAGGAATTCGTCGGCTACGAGCGCATGGTCGCGAAGGCGCTCATGGACAATGGCACGAAGCCGCGCATCAACATGGCCGCCGACTCCCTGAGCTTCAAGCCGGGAATCGTCGTGCCGGTGGGAGACTGGAACGTATGAGCACGCTCCAGGAAGATCACGACGCCCTTCGCAAGCTGATGCGCACCGCGTGCCGGCGCTGGGGCGCATCCATGCCGCAGGAACTCGCGGACTGGTGGGTTGGTGAGCAGGCCGCCATCGCCGCGGAGAAGGCTGCCGCGGACCAGCGCCGTCTGGTTGAGATCGCCGACATCGATGGGCGCATTGCCGCGCTGCAGGCGCGCAAGAGCGCGCTCGAGGCGCTGCTGTGATGCGCGCACCGCAGGAAATCGGCGCTGCACCTGGCTCCATGCGCGCTGGGTCGACGTCCATTCCTGCGCCGATCGGCGGCCTCAACGCGCGCGACTCGATCGCGAACATGAGGCCGACCGACGCGACCGAGCTCGAGAACATGTTCCCCAAGACGACCAGCGTGGACGTGCGGAACGGCTACACGCCGTGGAGCACGTTCACTGGGGTCTGCCAGTCGATCCTTGTATATACGGGACCGACCGCAACGAAGGTGTTCCCGTGCGTGAAGAACGGATCGACGTATTCGATCTTTGACGGAACGAGCTCAGGCGCCGTTGGTGCCGCTGTCGTCGGCGGATCGGGCCCGGCAGTGCAGGCACTCACGTCGACTCGCTTCGACTACGTGAACATTGCGACGACGGGCGGCAGCTTCCTGTCGGCAGTGAACGGAGAGAACACGCCTCTCGAGTACAACGGCTCCGCATGGAGTGCGTCGGCAACGACTGACGCTCTCGGTGCGACGTCGGACTACTTCACGGTGGCGCTGTACGCGAAGCGGTTGTGGTATGGCGTGAAGAACAGTTTGCGCGTTCGCTATCTGCCGGTCGACAGCAAGAGCGGAGCTGCGACCGACTTGAACCTGGGCGCCGTGTTCAAAAAGGGCGGATACCTCAACTCGATCATCACCGTGACGGACCAGAACAACTCTGGCCTCACGGACTACATCGGGTTCCTTTCGTCGGAAGGCGAGGTGCTTGCGTACACGGGCACGGATCCGTCGAACGTGTCGACGTGGCAGCTTGCCGCTCATTTCCGCATCGGTCGCCCCGTCATCAAGGGCAATCGCTGCTGGGAGAAATGGGGCACCGACGCGCTCGTGCTGTGTGCAGACGGCGTGTACCCGCTGCGCAAGGCCATCAGCGCGAACAACCAGTCCGCGGGCCTCGCGGTGTCCGAGAAAATCCGGAATCTCATCAACTCCGATCTTGCGGTGCATGGCGCGCGCTACGGCTGGACGGTGCGCGTGCATCCGACCGGCGGCAAGCTGATCGTGAACGTGCCGACCGCAGAGGACTCTGCGGCATACCAGTACGTGATGAACACCGAGACGGGCGCGTGGTGCAAATACACGGGCTGGAACGGATTCGTGTTCGAGGTGGCGCGTGACACGCTGTGGATGGGCATGAGCGGCAAGATGGTGAAAGCTGACTCCGGCACCGCGGACGACGCATCCTCTATCAACTGGCAGGCGCGTCAGGCGTACAACTACTTCGGCACTCGCGCGGCGATCAAGAACATGCTGCTCGCGCGTCCCGTGATGTCCGCGTCTGGCGCGTTCAGCTTCAACATCAGCGTCGATCTCGACTACGTCGATCGCGCCATCGGCTACTTGCGCTCGATCTCCGGCGGCTCTGGAGATCCGTGGGGTGGCGTTTGGGACGCGACGTGGGGCGGCGCGCTGACGCGCATCGCTCGCTGGTTCGGCATTGGCGGCGAGGGCCGCGCGGTCGCCGTGAAGGTGAAGGGGCAGAGCAACTCGGTATCGGTGTCGTGGGCCGCGACCGATCTCACGTACGAGCGCGGCGGCGTGATGTGATGATCGTCTACGACACGGAGAGACTCGGCCAGTGGTTGCTTGATCGCATCGACTACGTCGAGTGCTGGCAGCCAGGGCATCAGTGCATAGGGCTCGAGATCGGTGGTGAGATTCGCGCGGTGGCTGTGTTCGAGAACTACACGGGGCACGACATCGACATGAGCGTTGGCATCGAAAGCAAAGGGGGAAGCCGAGCGTTCCTGCGCTCGATTTTCGCGTACCCGTTCCGCCAACTCGCCTGTCGCCGCCTGTCGTGCGAGGTGCGTTCAAAGGACCGTGACACGCAGAGGTTCGTGCAGAACGCGGGATTCGTGATCGAGGGCAGGAAGCGCGACGCGACGCCGTCGGGCGATCTCATTCAGTACGGCATGCGTCGATCGGAGTGCAGGTTCCTATGAAAATCCTCGTCAACCCGACTTTCGACTGGAGCACGTGCCGACTCGAATCGGTCGAGCGCGTGTACGAGCACGACGGCGCCGTCACGCTCATGAAGGGCGGCAGGGCGCCAGCGACGCCCGATCCGAAGGCCGTGTCTGACGCGCAGACACAGTCGAACCTGCAGACCGCGCAGGCGAACGCCGCGCTCGGCGCCGGCAACACGACGACGCCGCTCGGCTCGAGCACGTTCACCGGCCGCAAGGATCCGCTGACTGGCCTGACGATCTACGACCAGAACATCAGCCTCACGCCGGACGCGCAGGCGCAGCTCGATCAGGAGATGGCGCAGAACCGTCAGCTCAACGACGTGGCCGGCGGCATGCTCGGAAGCATTGGCAACACGTACGCGAACCCGCTCGACACGTCAGGTCTGCCGGGGCTCATGGGCAGCGTACAGCAGGGGCAGTACAAGACGACGTTCGATACGTCTGGCGTGTCGCCGCTGTCGCGTGCGCCCGGCATGGCCGGCTATCAGATGGACGCGTCGGTGAACGGCCCGGGCCTCGTCGGGAACATCGACACCGCAGGCCTGCCCGAGCTCTACGGCGCCAGCGATCTCGAGGGCGCTCGCAAGGCGGTGCAGGATGCGCTGTACCAGCGGCAGGCGGCGTACCTCGACCCTCAGTATCAGCAGCGCGAAGAGCAGATGCGCACGCGACTGGCGAATCAGGGCATCACGGAGGGCTCGGAAGCGTGGCAGAACGCCATGAACGAGTTTTCCCGCGACCGAGCGTTCAACTACGACCAGGCGCGAACGGGCGCCATCACTGGATCGGGAACCGAGCTCGAGCGCCTCGCGAACGTGGCGCTACGCAACCGTGGGCAGGCGTTCGGTGAACGCGCAACCGGCGCGAACTTCACGAACGACGCGCGCGCGCAGGCGCTCGCCGAAGCGCTGTCGCTCGGCAACTTCCGGAACAACGCGGCAGGCGCGTCGAACGCGGATGCGCTGCGCGCCGCGGGGTTCAACAACGACGTGAGCAACACGGAGTTCCAGCGCGCGGGGCAGCAGGCGGACTTCTACAACTCCGCGACCGGCGCCGGAAATGCCGACGCCTTGCGCGCAGGAGGCTTCACGAACGATGCGCGGACGCAGGCGCTGCAGGAGGCGCTCACGCTGCGCAACCAGCCGCTGAACGAGTTCAACGCGCTGCGCAGCGCGTCGCCGGTGAACATCCCGCAGTTCGAGGGCGGCGGAGACGCGACCGTCGCGCCGACCGACGTCGCGGGCAACATCTGGAACGCTTACAACTCGAACCTGAACATCTGGAACGCGAAGCAGCAGTCGAGGAACGGCATCCTCGGTGGTCTCATGGGCCTTGGTGGACAGCTCGGCGGCTCCGCGATTCTCGCGTCCGACATGCGCGTGAAGGAGAACATCGAGCGTGTCGGCGCGTTCCCGTCGGGCCTCGGCGTCTACGAGTACAACTACATCGGCGACGACCCGGCGCATCGGCATACGGGCGTCATGGCGCAGGAGCTTCGCGAGCACGATCCGGAAGCGGTCATCGACATCGACGGCATCCTGCACGTCGACTACTCGCGCGCGGCGCGGTGGAGCTGACACATGGCCGTATCGTTCCGTGATCTTTTGAAGCCGACGGCGGTGGACGACGTCGAGGCTGCGAAGCGCCGCCAGGCGCTCGCGGAGGCCATGTACGCGAAGCACATGAGCCCGAACATCCCGCAGGCAGGCGGCCCTGTGCAGGCGAAGTACGGCGTCGGCAACGCGCTCGTGGACCTCGCGAACAGCCTCGCCGGCGCGTGGGGGCTCAAGCAGGCGAACGAAGGCGTGCGTACGTCCGAGAACGCGCGCGCCGCGGCGCTCATGGATGCGACGAAGCAGTTGCAGGGCGCGGTGCCCGACGCCCAAGTCGGCGAGGCCGCGGCGGCGCGCATCAAGGCGACGCCTGACGGTCAGCTCGCAGAGCCGGTCTACGGCACGACGGAGTCGCAGCAGAAGGTGGCGGGCGCGATGGGGCCGGGCGGCCAGCAGGCGCTCACGGAGGCGCTGTTGAAGCAGTCGCTCACGCGCTCCGATCCGGAGTTCCAGGCGACCGTCGGGCTTAAGCAGGCGACGCTGGACGCAGCCGCCGCCGAGCGCGCCGGCCGCCGCGAGGATCGCGACCTCGACCGGCAGGCGCGGCTGGACGCGCTGCGTGAGCAGATCGCCGCGCGCGAGCAGGCCGGGAAGGACGCCGCGGATCTACGTCGCGAACTGGCCGGCCAGCAGGCCGCGCTGCAGCGCGATCTTGAAGCCGGGCGCTCGGCCGACCGCCGCTACAACGCGGACCTCGCGCATCAGGACCGGCTCGCCAAGATCGAGGCCGACAAAGCAAAGGCGCCCAACGTGACGTCGCAGGAGTCCGCGAAGGGCTTCCTCGACAACGCCGGCTATGACCCCGCGACCGGCGAGGACGCCATCACGAAGCTGCTGTCGAAGGCGAGCGGCGGCGGACTGCAGGCGTGGCGTGACGCTGGCGGTCGATTCCTCAACATCACGACCGATGGCGCCGCCGCGAACGCGACGCTCAAGTCTCGAGCGTCGGAAGCCGTGCTCGACTTCCTCGGCGGCAAGCTCGGCGCGGGCGTCTCGAACGCCGACCGCGACTTCATGATGCAGCGCGCGGGCGACATCGGGAACGAGAAGCTGTCCACCGGCGAGCGACTGCAGGCGTGGCTCGACGTGCGCGGCCGCATGGAGAGCCAGGCTCGCGCCGGCACTCTGCCCGCGGCCGCGCCGCCCGCCGCGCCGTCCGGCGCCGCCCCGGCGCCCACCGGCGGCCGTCCGCCGCTATCGTCGTTCCGGAGGCCGTGATGCCGTTCGACGTACAGGGCGCCCGCAAGGCCGGCTACTCGGACACCGAGATCGCCGACCATCTTGCATCGGAGTCGAAGTTCGACGCCGCCGGAGCCCGCAAAGCCGGGTACACGGACGCCGACATCATCGGCCACCTGTCCGCGGCACCCGCTGCGGCCGCGCCGGAGCCTGAGCCTGACCGCCAGAGCGGCATGAGCCTGTCCGATCTCGTAGCGGGAAAGAAGCCCGTGGAGCGGCCGGAGTGGGCTCAGGGCGGCGTCGGCGCGGTCGCGTTCGACGCCGGGAAGAGCGTCATGCAGTCACCGGCGGGGCGTTTCCTTCTTGGCGCCGCCGAACCCGTCGTGGGCGTGCTCCAGACGCAGGCGGAGCTCGGGCGGAAGATCGGGAACAAAGTCGCGGATTTCGCCGAGCGCACCGGAATTCCGACGGCCTCGAGCGTGCGGTCAGCGGCGAACGCGTGGCCCGACTACATCGCTCAGGCGCTGCAGAAGAAGGGCGAGATCGTCCGCGAGAAGATCGGCAACAGCCCGGACATCGCCGGCACGGCAGGGGCCATCACGACCGGCGTGCTGGCGACGAAGGGCATGCCCACCCCGGCCGCGTTTGCGCCTCGAGTAGCGGTTGGCGCGGCTGCCGGCGGGCTCGCGGGCGCTGCGACGCCGGTGGAAGATCCGTCTCAGGGGTTTTGGCAGCAGAAGGCCAAGCAGACCGGAGGTGGGGCCGCGCTCGGTGGCGCGCTGTCTGGCGCTATTCCTCCCGCCGCGCGGGCAACTGCGTGGGCGCTCGACAAGGGCAAGCAGGCCGTGCAGTCGGTGGCCGACCGTGTGACCGCCGGCGGACCCCGGAGGGTCGCCGAGCGCGTCCTGCGCGACATGATCGCGCCCGATACCCGCAATACGCTCGCCGGGGCGCTGCGGAATGCCCCGGAGAACGTGCCGTTCAGCCAGCCCACGGCGGCGCAGGCGGTCGCGCACACCCCGGAGGGGGCGCTGCTGCAGGGCGTGGAGCAAGTCGTCGCCTCGAGGCCCGGAAACGCTGCGGCAGGCAACCCGGTGACGTGGTTCAACCGCCGCGCCGCCGATCAGGAGAACGCCCTGACGCTGGCGAAGCAGGCGCGCGACGACCTGACGGCCGAGATGCGCTCGACCGCGCTGAATCTCGCCGACAAGACGACCGGCCGCATTCAGGAGCTCGGCGCGACGATCCGCGACCGCCTGATGTCGAAGGCGCGCGCGCTGCAGGACAAGGGCAAGTTCGAGACGGAGGCGTCTATCCAGTCGCGGCTCGCCGACCAGAAGCCGCCGCCGGGCGGCGGTCCCGTCACGGACGCGCTCGGGATTCGCGGCCGCGAGGCGCCGTCCGCGCCGCCGACCGCCGCCGGCGCCGCGCCGCGGGCGCCGGGCCGCTACACGCCGCAGGCCGCGCGCGCCGAAGAGAACGCCGCGGCCGCCGGCGAGATGCCGGCGATCGTTCGCCAGCGCCAGGCCGAGCTCGAGATGGCGCGGCGCGAAGCAGACCAGCTCGGGCAACAGGGCGCGAAACCGCTGACGTCCGAGCGCGTCGCCGCCGAAGTGGGGCGCATCGAGAACACGCCCGGGCTGCGCGCATCGACCGTCGTGCAGAAGGCGATGGACAGCGTCAAGGACCGGCTCACGAAGCTGCAGCAGGCCGATAGCACGGTCAACGCGCACGACCTCTACATGCTGCGCAAGGAACTCGGCAACGAGATCGACAAGGCGATGACGGAGTCCGCGAGCTTCGACAAGAAGCTGGCCGGCGGCCTGCGTTCCGACTTGCAGAAGGCGATCGACTCCGCGATCGAGGACGCGCTGCCGGGCGAGGCGAAGTCGTCGTGGCGCGAGTACCTGCGCACGTATGCAGAGAAGTCCGAGCGCATCGACCGCGAGGTGGCGCGCATGGAGTCCGCATACAAGCCGCGCGTGAGCCCCAACCTGGGCAACGTCGAGGCCGACCCCGGACATTTGCCGCCACTGCTGTCGCGCGAGCGAATGATCGCCGACGCGCTTTTGTCCGCGCTGACGAAGAAGAACCGGCCGAAGGTGGACGCCGAACTCGCGAAACTGCTTCTCGGCAACGACAAGACGGGGCTTGCAGAGATCGCGGATGTGATGAGCCGTCCCGACCCGAAGCGCGCGCTGATCGACGCGCTTTCCAATGCGCGCGGCAAGCCGACGACGTCGGCCGCCGCCTCGACGCTCATGAATCGCTAGGAGACTCAGATGCCGTTTTCCTCTGGCACATTCAGCCGCCTCTACAACTGGGTCAACGAGCAACTCTCGTCTCCCATCGAGATTTCCAAGCTCGATGCGCAGGAAGAGGACTTCGCCACGGCGCTGTCGAACTGCATGCTGCGTGATGGCACCGGGCTGCCGACTGCGGCGCAGGACTGGAACGGACAGAACCTGACGAACGTCGCGGCTTTCACGGCGACGGGCATCGTGACGGGTGGGCGGTTCGTGCCGACCTCGAGCTCGGCGCCGACGAACGGCATGTACCTGTCGGCGGCAAACACGCTGGGGTGGTCCACGAACAGTGTGGGCAGGCTGACGCTCGACTCGTCGGGCGTGCTTGCGCTCACCGGCAGCATGACCATCAGCACGACGCTGGTGGCCACGGGAAACGTCACCGGCGCTGCACTGATCCCGACCGGTTCGACCGTGCCGACGAACGGGCTGTATCTGTCCGCAGCCAACACGCTCGCGAAGGCGACGAACTCGACGTTGCGGTGGTCGGTGAATTCGACGGGAAATCACACGATTGCGGCGCCGAGCAGTGGGACGGCGCTGGCGGTAACGGGCGTACTGAGTGGGACGTCGTTCACGGCAACGGACGGATCGCGTGGGTTTTACATCGGGCATTCGGCCGGCAACGTAACGATCGGCACATCGACCGGCGACACGCTGAACCTTGCAAGCAACGGCACGGGCAAGGTTTCAATCTCGACCGCCGGCAACGTCACGATCAACGCGCCGAGTAGCGGCGCATCTTTGTCTGTCACCAGCGTTGCCGGTGGTATTCCGATCCAGTGGAATGATGGAACGCTGACGGGCGGAATCTCGCTGTCTAGCTCGCAAGTGCAGTTCGGAGCGACATCCAATCACGCGGCATCGTTCTATACGAACAACCTGACGCGCGTGTCCATCGCTGCTGCCGGCAACGTCACGATCAACGCGCCCGACAGCGGCGTCGCTCTCGACGTTGCCGGTAACGGCGTAAACACACAGATTTCGTTTGGTGCGGCCGGCACATATAGCGCGGCGTCCTTCAACAAGGGCGCGCTCCACTACAACACGACGGGCGGAATTCTGACGCTTGCCGCGCGCTCGAACGCGGGCAACACGTCGATCAACTTCAACGTGTCGAACGGCGGCACGGACCGCACGCCGCTGTCGATCAACAACACCGGCAACGTCACGATTGCCTCCCCCGCGAGCGGCGTCGGCCTCACCGTCAGCGGCGGCGGCGCCACGATCACCGGCACAGTCACTGGCACGACGTTCTCCGGCAGCGGCGCGAGCCTCACGAACCTCGACGCGACGCAGTTGACGGGCACCATCAACACCGCGCGTATCTCCGGCAGCTACACCGGCATCACCGCGATCGGAAACGCGACTGTCAACGACTCGGGCGGCTCGCCGTTCGACGCAGGCTTCCGCGACATGCCGCAGAGCACGAACACGTCGCTCGTGCTCACGGATCGTGGCAAGCACATCTATCTCACCGGCACGACGAACACTGTGACCATCCCGGCGAACGCTTCTGTCGCGTTTCCCACGGGCAGCACGATCGTTCTCGTGAACGACGGCAGCGGGAACACGACGCTCAACATCACTACCGACACGCTCGCGTGGCTGCAGGGCGGCGTCGAGTCCACCGGCTCACGCACGATCGCCACCAAGAGCGTCGTTACGCTCGTGAAGGTGACCAGCACGCGCTGGATCATCAGCGGCTCGGGGATCTCGTGATGAGCGGAATCCTAGCTGCCTTGATCGCGTCCAGCGTCCGCCCGGTAAGTATTTCCGGGCAGAACGCAAACACAACCGTCCCCGGCGGATCGGCGGTTGCGCGGTATCGACTGAACAACACCGGAGTCGCGCAGCGATCCGTCGCTGGCGTACTGACGAACATCTCGAACGAGTGGCTTCGGTCCGGAACCGCTAGCAACTTCGACGCGAGGGGGACGTTCGGAGGCGCTGGCGGAACGACTAGCGGACCCACGACGTATACGAATCTCGGCACGTCCCAAGAGTGGTCGCTTTCTATCACTGGCGCCGACGCTTCGCGCACGGTGCTTATCGAGATTGTGCGCACTGGCACAACGTCGCCGGTGCTCGCCTCGGCCACCATGACGCTCGATGCACTGGGGGCACCGTGATCGTAATTCGCGTGCTGGCATGGGCGCTGTACATGCTTGCGCTCACGCCGCTGTGGCTGCTCGGCTGGCCAGTCTGCGCGGCACTGTCGCTGTCGCGCGCGTGGAAGGTGCTCGAGTCGCCGTACTTCGCAAACGAGGACGGCGACCCACGGAAGCTGCCGCTGTGGCCGTACTGGTGGGCGTTCCCGTGGAACTCTTTCGAGGACGGCGTGCTCGGTAACTCGAAGTGGACGAACGCGCATCAAAACTGGCCGCAGTGGCGACGCGCGTTGGTCTGGTGCGCTTGGCGGAACCCGGTCGACGCGATGCGGTTCGTGTGGCCCTTCGGCATCCGCATCCAGCCGTGGCGCATCCGCGTGCGCGGCAACTGCCTCAACTCCCCACAAGACGACTGGCTCGGAGATCGCGCGCTGTGGTCCTACGTGACGCAGGGCGTGTTCGCGGGCTTCTGGATTCGCGTTCCGCACGTCCGCGGGCGCTACGCGGAATTCCGCATCGGCTGGCGGCTACTGCCGCGAGACGCGCGCGGCGTTCCTGCTGACGACGGGCGGCTCGCTGGCTGCGGGTTCGCGTTGCAAGTCCATCTGTGGAGGAAGTAATGAGCGACGACACGCATTTCACGCTCGATGAGCACGAGGCGGACATTACGCATTTCACGCTCGGTGAGCACGAGGCGGACATTCGCTCCGTCAAAGCGCAGCTCGCGACAATGAGCGAGGAACTTACCGCGATCCGCGTACTGCTGGCGGAGACGAAGGGCGGAGTACGGATGCTTGTCGCCGTAGGAACGATCGGCGGCGCCGTCGGTGGAGCTCTTGTGAAGCTGATTGCGGCAGTGAAGGGCATGCCGTGAGCGCGCAGCTCAAGCGGCTGCTCGAGGACGACGAGGGGCGCGTGCCGCACGCCTACCAAGACAGTCTCGGCTACTGGACGATCGGCGTTGGCCATCTGATCGACAAGCGAAAGGGCGGCGGGCTTCCGGATCACATCATCGACGCTTTGCTCGACTGGGACATCGAACAGAAGTCCTCCGAACTGCACGATGCACTGCCGTGGACCGCGGCTTTGGATGACGTGCGCAGGGACACGGTCGTGTGCATGGCGTTTCAGCTCGGCGTGCCTGGCCTGCTGAAATTCAGGCGGGCGCTCGGCGCGCTTCGCGACAGCAAGTGGGAAGAAGCGGCGGCGGAGTTTCTCGACAGCGATGTCGCCAAGCTCCAAACGCCTGAGCGCTGGAAGCGGCACGCGAAACGAATCATCACGGGAGAATGGCAATGACACCGTTCATCGGCGGACTGATCGAGGCGGCGATCAAGGTGATCGACAAGGTGATCCCTGACCCCGCGGCAAAGGCGGCGGCGCAACTCGAGGTTCTCAAGCTGAACCAGGCGGGCGAGTTCAAGCAGATCGAGTCCGAGCTGCAGCTCTCGCTGGCTCAGATCGAAGTGAACAAGATCGAGGCCGCGTCCGACGACAAGTTCAAGAGCGGCTGGCGGCCGGCGGTCGGCTGGGTATGCGTCATGGCGCTGTTCATGCAGTTCGTCGCGCGGCCCCTGCTGCCGTGGGCGGTAGATGCGCTCGGCGTCACCGTGCAGCCGATCCCGTCGCTCGACATGTCCGATCTCTTCACGCTGCTTTTCGGGCTGCTCGGCCTCGGTACACTGCGGACGTTCGAGAAGGTGAAGGGCAAGGCATAAAGGGGGTGATCTACGTGGCTCGCAAGAAGAAGAAGTGCTAAAAGTTCCCGCCGCGGTAGACCGCCCATCTACCGCGGCGGAGCGTCTGAGTGGACGGCGAGTCTGCCCATAGCGACCCATAGGCTTCCATAGCGGCTCATAGAGGCGGGTCAGTCGGGTCAGCTGTGCACTCGCAGATGATAATGCCTGTCACTGACGGATCACCGCCCATGTAGTGCTTCCCGTCCACCGCGACCAGCCCGGAAGCGCAGCCGAAGCAAGGCGCGGAATCGCGAGCACGCGCGGCCTCGCACCGTTCCCAGCACTCCGGGCATTCCCACTCGTCGCCTTCTTCGACCTCAAACGTAGCCGACGTGCCTTGCTTGCCGCAGCGGGCGCACGTCACGGGCCACGGGTCTAAGTCGGCAGCGGCGCAGCACTCGCACAACTGGTCGCCCATGAAGTCGTACGCGCCCTTCGTGTTGCACACGTCGCAGTACGCCGCTTCGTCGTATGGAACGTCTCGGCTCATGTGCGCCCCTCGTAAGGGACGTATCCGTCACACGCACAGCCCGCGACGCCGCAAAGCCCCGTGCCGTGTTCGTGCTGGCCCCGCGTGCATCCGCAGTCGGTGCACGTATCACTCACTCCGAGTGAGTTTCCGTAGACATCGGTAAACCCAGCCACGGGCCGTGCGTCCCACCGCGCCTGCAACGCCGCGAGGTTCGCTTCGGAGGCGGCGAGGGCGGCGCGCAGCCGGTCGCGGTCGGCCTGCATCGCATTGATGACGGGGTCCCACTCGCGCATGTTCCGCACCTGTTCTGACAAACCGTCGGCGCGTGCCCGTAGCCGCTCGATCTCGGCTTGCAGCCTCTCATTGGATGCGGCGAGATCGTCGCGGGCGGACAGTAGGCCGTCACGCTCGGCGCGCAGGATCTTGATCTCGTTCCAGAGATCGCGAATCTGTCGTTCTGCGGTGCTGTCATTCATCGCGACCTCCTGACGCAGGCTCCGCAGCGCGCTTCCCGTCCGGTCGCCACTTCACATGCGCCACGATCCCGAGCAACGTGGCATACCAGTTCCGCTCGCGACGCGGCATCCCGTGGTCGGCCGTGGTGTAGGCACCGAACCGCACGTCGGTGAATCGCTCCGCGTACTCGCGGCGGTAGGGCCGCACGCTCACGCGCAGCCTGTTCGTGTTCACGATGTCCATTCACTGACCTCCTGATGCGCTGGACGCTTCTCTCAGCCAGTCCGGCCGGTGTTCCTTCACCCACGCCAGAGCGTTGACCGTCACTTTCTCGCCGGTCGGCTCGCACGCCCACACGCTGTACTCGGCCGCCAGTACCTTCGCGAACGCTTCGGCCGCAGCGGTCATTGCCGGGGTCGGCTTCGTGTAGTCGCCATCCGGGTTGCCGTATTCCTCGTCGAGCCGTTCCAGCGCGTTCTCCAGAATCGACTCGGCATCCACGACGCACCCGCGCGGGCGGTATTCGATCACCGTGACTTCGTGGTCCTCCAGTTCGCCCGGCCCGTACGCATCGAGGATTTCCTCGATAGCTTCGTCAGGGTCGGTGTTCGTGAGGACTTCCTCCTCCTCGCGGCCCCAATAACTTCTGTCGTCGCTCATGTGCTGTGACCCTCGTTTTTCATATCGGGGCGGCGCGGAATGCACAGCCCGACGGCAACCATCAGCCCGAGCCACTTCGCGCCGACGCACAAGACGATGTGCGGCCTGTGCGCGTAGTGCTGCGACTGCCCCGCCCACAACTGCGGGCACCACCACGGCGGTTCCTCGCTGACGTGCGCGGGCGTCGAGAACTGCAACTGTGCCTGCACGTAGGGCAGCCACCACAGCCAACGCTGCCACAGGCGATACCACCACACGAACGGACGCGACCATCGGCGCGGCGGGAACTCGTAGTACCCGACTGACTTCATGTCAGCGCCTCATTGTCCGCTGGGCCAGCGAAACGCGTCAGCGCGACCGCGCAGCACTTCCCACGCAGCGCGCAGTCGCCACGGGAACGGATTGAGCACCGGGCGAGCGGGGACGTAGCGGCCGTTGATGTGCGCGCACATCTCGGTCGCGAACTTTATCAGCCACTCAAGTTCGTAGATCACTTGTGTTCTCCTGACTTCATGTCAGGTGCTCTCCCAACGCAATTTCCCCTGACCCTGCACCGGCTGCCAGTCGCGGCCCGGTCGAGTCGTCCAGCCTTTCCCTTCCTTCCACGCGGGCGACTGTCCGACGACGCGCCACCCGGCCCCGCGCAAGCTCGCGCCTGACTCGCTCGGCAGGGTGTACGTCACCATCCGCGCGCCCCCCATCGCGGCCCATGCGCGCCACGCGCGCGAGTACAGGAACGACGGCGTGCCTTTCGGCGCATCGTCGAGCACGCAGCATCGCGTGACCTCGGCCGTGAATCCGTCGTCCAGTTTGCGCGCCACCGGACGGCCCACCGTCACTACGCCGACGAGCCGCTGACCGTCGCTCGCGCCGAACGCGAACTTCGCCCCCTGCACCGGCTTGTTGTGCCGGTGGTGGGACGCGATGAACGCATTCGCTTCTGCGATGTCGAGCGGCACGGCGATCATTCAGCGTTGAGCCGACGTTGTGTCAGCGTCTCCCGCAATCTCGGCGTTCGTCGCTTCGATCATCTCGGCCGTGTGGCACTCCGAACGGAAGTGCGGGCCGGGCATCACGCATTCGGGATCGGTGCAGCAGATAACGAACTCATCGCTACCGTCGTAGACGCCCGCCTCACCTTCGCCGTCCGCGCCTTCGTCCATGAACTCGTCACGCGCCCACGTCTCGGGACCGCTCATGGCTTCACCTGTCCTGCGGACGGTTGATCAGCAGTGCGCTGCGCGTCCTGATGCCCGCACATGCAGCCGGGATAGAACGCGCACCGGTACGGGCATTGGTCCCCCGTGTGGAAGCCGGGCGGGAACTCCCGCGCGCGGTTCTCCGGCGTCGAGACGTTCGACAGGATCACGTTGCCGCACGAGTCGCACCGGAGCAGCGATCCGAACCACGTTGTCCCTTGCGGGCCGCACGCCGGGCAGTGGACGAACGCCGCGCCGTCCGCACGGTCGTTCGATTTCGCGATGTTGGGAGCAGCTTCCGCAGGCACGGCGGCTCTTTCCTCGGCAGCCAGCGCGCGGCCTTCCATCGAGTCCAGCCGGTTCCACGCTTCACGCGGGTCCGTAGTGGCGAACTGCCGCTCCCACGACGCCAGCATGTGCGCTAGCCGTTCGTTCTCGGTTCGCTCCACGCCGAGCTTCGCCGCGAGGTCCATCCATCTGTTCTCGGCATCGCGTGCGCGGCGTAGCGCGTCCTGCATATCGCGCGGCTCCTGACAGAGTGCGACGCCGGTAAGCGTCACGCCGAAATGCTCGCGCGCGGCCGCGCGGTCGCTGAACACTTCCTCGCAGTGGAAGCACCGCCACGGGTGAGGCACTGATCCCGTCACTGCGCCTCCGTCGAGCGCGGCGTCGCGATAGACCTTCGTCCACTCCGTCGAGACACCTTCCTCCTCCAGGTCGTCCGCGGCCTCGGCCAGAAGCTCCCGCAGCCGGTCGTTCGCCCGCACGAACTGCGCGTTGCCGCCGTTCAGGTCGATGACGGCCTGCTTGGCGTCGCCGAGTTCGGCGCGCAGCCGCTCGATCTCGGTCAACGCGCCGAGAACTTTGCGCGCATACAGCGGGTAGCCGTCCTCGCGCAGTCGATCGGCGATCTGTTCCAGATTTTCGTCAGCCATTGCCCTGACTCCGTTCTTCATTGACAGCGACTCCCAGGAACGCATCTACGTCCGTAGGCTTCTCCACGCCAAACGACCGCAGCGCCTCGCGCTGTATGCGCAGCAGCCGGGATGCCTCGGACAAACGCTCGCGGAGCGCGGCTATCTTTGCGCCCGCCACATCGCCGCGCACCCAACAGTCCGCCGCTTCCGTGTACTGCGGGGCTGTCGTCTCGGTCATGCAGACGCCGCCGCCATAGCAGAAAGCATTGCACGACACTTCCGGCTCATAGGTAGGCAGACCAATTTCACTCGCGCGCATTGCCATGTCCTTCGGAGGCGGTAACAGTTGGGCACCCACACATCGGCCGTCCCGTGTACTGGTGCAGCGTCATGCGGTAGCACACCGGGCACTCGCCCGCACGCGGCCCAGCCTGTTCCTCTGCCGTGCACGGGTCATGCTTCCGGGCGTCCAGCAGCCTGTGGTACTCGTGCGGGACGCCGTTCGCATCGGCCCAGCACCGTTCACACGCAGTCATTTGTCGCTCCGTTGCACTGTGGAGCCAGCAGCGTCTCGCAGCGTCTGCCGGTAACGCTCAAGCGACCACGCGACCGCGAAGCACTGGCCGTTCGCGAACCCGCCGATCGGCAGGTCGAGCCGGCCGGTCTCGTTCTCGAGTCGCACTGCTGCGATCTCCGCGGGGTCAGTGACGACGACGTATCGCGGCTTAGTCTCGACTCGCATGCGCCCTCTCCATGTACTGCAGCAGACGACGATGCTTCGCCTCCGCCGACTCGTCTCGAGGACGGATCCAGTACGGCGGCTTCCCCTTCGGAGCGGGCGACACGAACGGATCATCCTCGCGCATCGCATCGTACTCGCGCAGCCACTCCGCGCTAGCGGAGCCGTTGACGTAGTGCTGCGTCATCGCGGCACGTCCCTGAACGCCTCGCGCGTGCAGTCCTTGCTTGGCTCAGGCAGTCGATCGCGCTTGCGGCGCCGAAGCATCGCGTACGTGAACACCCCGGCAAGCACGGCCCATATCAGGCCGGTAGCGATCGTCACCTTCGTTTCAGGCTCCATGCTGCCTCCTAGAAGATTTCTCCGTCCACCGGCTCGCGCTGATCGTACTCGTAGCCGTCGTCGGGCGGCGCCGGCTCGGCGGCCTGCTTCTTCGCGCTGTCGACCACGGCCTGCAGGCCGCGCGGGCGCTTCTGCGTGGCCGCCGCCGGCTCCACTGCCGCCGCGGGCTCGGGGGACGGCTGCGAGCTCGCCGGCTCCACGTCGGCTTCCTCGTCCGCCTGCAGCCGCTCGACGACGTCGTCCGCGCCGATGATCGCGATGCGCTTGCGCAGGCGGTGGAGCACGGACTTCTGCTCCATGCGCTCCGGCCACTGCGCCCACGGTCCGACGATGTTTCCGTTCCGATCCTTCGACCGGGACGTCTGCGCGACGCGCGCCAGGTCGTCCATGTTCATCGCCTCGACGAACGTGCGGCCCTCCGCGTCCTTCGCCCACGCGACGGCGCCGATGCGGTCGCCGCGGTTGCCGAACACGACCGGCTCGTGCTCGAAATGCTGGCCGTCGTCGTCGTTCCAGATGCGCGTGCGATCGTTCGCGTAGACGCTCACCGCGTGAGCCTTCACGCCGGCCTTCGCGAGTTCCTTGATGACGCCCTCGGGCATCGGCATGAACTGCGCGCGCGGGGCGCCCTCGCGCTGCCTGAACGAGACGATTGCACCTTCCTTGCCGTCCGGCATGAGGCCGCGGCCGGCGGCGTCGATGCACGCGTTGTAGAGGCTCGTACGGTCGCACTCGAGGATCGACGGGTTCTTCTGGATCGCGGTCAGCGTGACGCGCGTGAAGCGGTCCAGCGACACGTCGGCCGGCAGCACGGCCTTGAACTTGGCCTGCATGTCGGGGGTGGCGATGGCGCGGCACACGACCGCGACGGGGTTCTCAGACATTACGGCTCTCCTTCTTTTGCTCGATCTTCGTCAGTTCGTCGACGTGCTTCTTGGCCCCAGTCAAAGCCGCGTTGCGGTTGAGATAGAAAGTCGACAGTTCCTCGCCGTCAACGCATGCAACGAGGTCTGGGCCGACGAACCGCGCCTCAATCGCATATCCGCGGTACTTCTCTGCTGCGCCCACTGTTTTTCTTTGAATCGCCATCACGCCGCCTCCTTCTTGCCCTTCGCCGCCTTCGGCTTCTGCTCCGTCAGGCGCAGCAGACGATACGCCTCGCGCGTGTACGCGGGAATCTGCGCCTCGGCCACGGTCGTCGCGCTGATCGTCAGGCCGCCCGGCAGCAGCACGCGCTCGGCCGCGCCGATCTCCATGAGGATCTTGGCCTTTGCCGTGTCCTTCGCTTCCTTCCCGGCCTTCTCCGTCGCCGCCGCCGCCTTGTACTCGCGGAACAGCGTCGTGAGCGCCTCGGCCTTGTCGGCATGCTCCGCGCCCGGCTGCGCGTCGATTAGCTTGCCCGGCTCCGCAACGCGGTACACCTTCGCGATGATCGCCGCGTCGGCCGGCAGCTCGACCGGCGGCAGAATGCCCTTGTCGAGATCGCGCCAGAAAGCCTCGCAGCGTTCCAGAATGACCTTGATGACTTCGTCGTCGCGCGTGCGCGTGACGAGATGCAGCGTGTTGCCGCCGACGAGCACGCCGATCGCCGCCCACTTCTTCGCGCAGCACGCGAGCTGGTGCTGCACCTGGACCTCGATGTGCGCCGGCGGGTCGATGCCTTCCTCGTGCTTCCAGTCGTTGCGGAACACGAGCGAGTCGACGTTCTTGATCTCGAGGATGCCGGGACCGCTCTGCCGGTAGAAGTCCTGCAGCAGAGTGTCGTCGGCCACGACCTCGTTGCCGGACTCGTCCAGCGCGATACCGATGATCTCGTAGTCGAACGACGCGCCCATGCGCACGTGCCCGAACGAGTGCGTCGCGTAGCCGCTCAGGGCGCGGACCTTCACGCCGTATTCCTCGCCGATCCCCTTCGCGATGGCGTGCTGCAGGCGGATGCCCCAGCGCATGCGCTCGTTCCCCTCGAAGTCCGGGTCCGGCTCCGGCTGGCGCTTCATCACGCCGAGCTCGTACGCCGTCATGTACGGCGACAGGCCGAACAGCGCCGTCGACTCCGTGCTCGACACGTACTTGTGGCGCAGCGCCAGCCACTCGTCGCGACCCTTCGGATACAACATCGTCATGTGGTGCCCCTCCGCTTACTGCTTGACTTCACCGCGGAGTGACGTTACAACGTCAACAGCGACGATGTCAACACCCGGCACATGATCCAACTCAGAGATTACCAGCAGGCCGCCGTCGAGAGCGTACGGACCGCGTTCAAGGCGCATCGTCGCGTGCTGCTCGTGATGGCTACCGGCGCAGGGAAAACCGTCACTTTTTCGTACATCTGCAACGGCGCGCAGGCCCGCGGGAACAACGTCCTGATTCTCGCGCATCGCCAGGAACTTCTCGACCAGATTTCCGCGGCGCTGCAGCAGTTCGGCGTGAGACACGGATTCATCGCTGCGGGATACCCCGAGCGGAAGGCGATGGTACAGGTCGGATCGACGCAGACCGTCGTGCGGCGGTTAAGAAACATTAACCCGCCGAAGCTCATCATCATCGACGAGGCGCATCACGCGACGCGGAAGAACACGCTCGGACAGATACTTGCGGCATATCCTGATTCCGCCGTGCTCGGCGTCACGGCGACGCCGATGCGCCTATCGGGCGAGGGGCTCGGCGAAGTGTTCCAGTGCATGATCGAGGGGCCGCAGACTGCGGAGCTGATCGAGCGCGGCGCGCTCTCGCCCTGCAAGGTGTACGCGCCGCCGGGCATCGACGTCTCGAGTCTGCGCGTGACGCGCGGCGACTACGCCACGTCGGAACTCGCGGCGGCGGCCGACAAGCCAAAGATCACGGGCGACGCTGTCGACCACTACCGGAAGCACGCGGACCGCACGCGCGCCGTCGCGTTCTGCGTGAGCGTCGAGCACGCGCAGCACGTGGCGACGAGTTTCTGCGACGCGGGCTATTCGGCCGTCCGCATCGACGGCGCTATGGAGCGGCACGAACGGCGCCGCATCGTGCAGGCATTCAGAGACGGGGCCATTCATGTCATCACGTCGTGCGATCTCATCTCGGAAGGCTTCGACCTCCCCGCGATCGAGTGCGGCATCTCTCTCCGACCGACGGCCTCAACGGGGCTTTGGCTTCAACAGGTCGGGCGGTGCCTGCGAACTCATCCTGGCAAGGGCCACGCGATCATCCTCGACCACGCGGGCAACACGCTCCGACACGGACTTCCTACTGAGACGCGCGAGTGGAGCCTTGAGGGCCGCGGAGAGAAACGAGGAAAGTCTGGAGGCAACGAGGCTCCCGGAGTTCGAGTCTGCCCTGCGTGCTTTGCTGCGAACGCATCTGTCCGAAGCGCGTGCGGCAGTTGCGGCGCTCCATTCCCGGTTGCAGCGCGAAAGATCGCTACAGTCGATGGGCAACTGCAAGAGGTTACTGTCACGAGCATGCGCCGACGCGCGAGCCCGGAGCGGATCGAGCAGGGCATGACAAAGGATCTCGATGCGCTCGAAGCGCTCGGCAAGATGCGCGGCTACAAAGATCCTCGCGCGTGGGCGATGCACGTCATCGCGGGGCGTGAGGCGAAACAGAGTCGGAGGGCGTGATGGACGAGTTCTACGTGGTGACGGCGCCGGGAACGATCCTGTGCGGGATGTGCGGACAGCCTCTCAAGTTCGACCAGCTCCCCTATGGAAGCGTCCCCGCGCGCGTCGTTGGCTCGTGCGTAAATTTTCGCTGCGCGAACCGCGATATTCTGCTGGCCGTACCGCTGCAGCGCGTGAAGGTGGAGACGGTGTGATGCGCGTACTCGTCGCATGCGAGTTCAGCGGAGAAGTGCGTCGCGCGTTCCGGGCGCGCGGACACGATGCATGGTCGTGCGATCTTCTGCCGGCGGACGACGGCAGCATCAATCACTACCAGCGCGACGTGCTGCAGGTGATGGGCGCGGCCCACTGGGATCTCATGATCGCGTTCCCGCCGTGCACGTATCTGTGCGTCTCCGGGCTGCACTGGAACAAGCGTCGCCCCGAGCGCGCCGCGCAGACCGAAGCCGCGGCCGAGTTCTTTCTGAGGCTGTGGGACGCGCCTGTCGGCCGCCTCGCGATCGAGAATCCCGTCGGCATCATGTCGCGCCGGCTGCGGCCGCCGGACCAGATCATCCAGCCGCACCAGTTCGGCCACGATGCGTCGAAGAAAACGTGCCTGTGGCTGCGCGCCTTGCCGCGGCTCGTGCCGACGGAATACGTCGCGCCGCGGTTCGTGAACGGCCGGCCGCGATGGGCGAATCAGACCGACAGCGGGCAGAATCGACTGCCGCCCTCCGAGGATAGATGGGCGCTGCGCTCGCTGACGTACCCAGGCATCGCGCGCGCGATGGCGGAGCAGTGGGGATGACCGAAACCACGCTTGTCAACATGGTACGGCTGCGCTTCTCGCGCGGCGACGCGCGGCTGTTCCGGAACAACGTCGGCGAGGCGTGGATGGGCCGCGCCGTTCGTAACCCGGACGGTAGCGTGACCATTCACAATCCCAGCCGAGTGCAGTATGGACTTTGTATCGGCTCGTCGGACCTCATAGGATGGCGCTCCGTGACCGTGACGCCGGAGATGGTCGGGCGCCAGGTGGCGGTTTTCGTCGCCGCAGAGGGCAAGGTGGGGCGGCGCAAGCCGACGCAGGAACAAGAGTCGTTCGTCAACGCTGTGCGCGCTGCAGGCGGGCTCGCGGGCGTGTTCTACACGCTGGACGACGTCGTGAAGATTCTCAGCGGGGATTCCAATGGCGAGCGTTAACGACAAGCGGCGCAGGGAACTGCGCCAGATGATGAAGAGCCGCGGCTGGACTGCCGCGGACGTGGCCGTGATCGTCGCGCGGCAGCCGCAGACGGTCCGGACGTGGCTGTGTGGCACAAGGAAGCTGCCCGAGTACGCCATGAGGCTGCTGACTCTCGCTACGCGCCGGGGGTAGCCCATGATCGACTTCACCGGCCTCGCGCAGCGACTGCTCGCGAGCGCCGAGTCGCTCGTCCCTGAGTGGTTCCCGGAAGGGAAGCGCCAGGGCGCGGAGTGGTGCGTCGGCAGCCTCGCGGGCGAGCCCGGCTCATCGCTCAAGATCAACCTGCACACGGGCCGGTGGGCCGACTTCGCGACGCAGGAATCCGGCGGCGACCTCATCAGCCTGTACGCCGCGAAGCTCGGCGTGAAGCAGCTCGAGGCCGCGCGCGAGCTCAACGGCGACGCCGATCGCCCGCTGAACGGTGCGCACTACGCCGCGGCGCCGCGGGCGCCGGAACCGCCGCGGGCGCCAGAGACGGTCGACGCGCCGCTGCAGCGCCCGCCTGCGGACGCCCCGGAGCCGTCGCTGCGGCACTACAAGTGGGGCGATCCGGTGGCGCGGTACGCGTACCGCGACGCCGACGGGCTGCTCGGCTACGTCGCCAGGTACGAGCCGGCCGGTGAGCGGAAGCAGTTCGCGCCGTGGACGTGGGCGGGGGAGAAGTGGGTCGCGAAGGCGTTCCCGAAGCCGCGGCCGCTGTACGGGCTCGATCGGCTCGCGGCGGCCAAGCCCGGCTCGACGGTGCTGCTCGTGGAAGGGGAGAAGTGCGCCGACGCCATCCGGCAGCTCGTGGCGCCGTGGGTCGTCATGAGCTGGCCGGGCGGTGCCAGGGCGATCGGTACGGTCGACTGGGAGCCGCTACGCGGGCGCACGGTGAACCTCTGGCCGGATAACGACCAGGCCGGCCGGGAGTGCATGGCGGAGCTGCAGAGCCGCCTCATGGGCATGGGGTGCAGCGGTCGCACGGTGAATCCGACCGGCCAGCCGGAGGGCTGGGACGCGGCCGACGCGGTCGCGGACGGCTGGGATCGCGAGCTGCTCAAGGCGTGGCTGGCGCGCGAGGGCGGGAAGTTCATTGTAAGCTATCAACCGTCGCCGGCCGGGGGCGCGGGCGACGCGGTTCACTCCCCCGCGACCGCGGATAGCTCGACGGCTACCCTCCCGCCGACCGTGCCCGCGCCCCCGGCTGGGGCACCACTTCATGTGCCCACTGCCGACGAACGCCGCGCCGCGGCGCTCGACATCCGCCAGGTGTGGGAGATGATGCAGCTCGACACGCGCAGCACGTCCAACGGCGTGCCCCCCGCGAACGAGGACACGGCGCTGCGCATCCTGACGCACGTCAACGCCGAATTCTGGTACGACGAGTTCTACTCGAAGCTCATGACGCGCGACGCGAGCGGCGTGGTGAGGCAGATTCGCGAGTCGGACGATCTCGAATTCCTGATTCGCGTGCAGCGCGATTTCAAGCTGCACAAGATGAGCAAGTCCGCGGCGAGCGCCGGCCTGCAGCTCTACGCGCACCGGAACCGCCGCAACGCCGCGCAGGAATGGATGCGCTCGCTTGTGTGGGACGGCGTCGAGCGCCTCGGCGCGGTCATGCCGATCGGCTTCGGCACTCCCGACGACGCCTATCACGCGAGCGTCGGCCGCTGTTTCGTGATGGCGATGGTCGCGCGCGTGCTCGATCCCGGCTGCAAGTGCGACTACATGCCGGTGCTCGAAGGCGGTCAGGGCGTCGGCAAGACGACGGCGCTGCAAATCCTCGGCGGCGACTGGTATGCGGAGAACCACGAGGAATTCGGCTCGAAGGACTTCTACCAGGCGTTGCGCGGCAAGATGCTCGTGGAAATCTCGGAGCTGGCGGGCTTCTCGCGTGCCGAGCAAGAGAAGATCAAAGCGGTCATCACGAATCCCTATGACACGTACCGCAAGAGTTACGGCCGCGAGGCGGAGGACATTCGACGTACGTGCGTGTTCGTCGGCACGACCAACCGCGACGACTGGATCAAGGACGACACGGGCGCGCGTCGATTCTGGCGAGTAAACGTAGGGGATATGAACCTCGGTTGGTTGCGTGAATGGCGCACGCAACTGTTCGCTGAGGCGGTCACGAGGTTCACGCGCGACGAGTCCTACTGGGACGTCGACCGCGGTCACGCAGAGCAGGCGGCCGAGGGCGCGCGCGATCTCGACGCGTGGCACGACACGATCTCCGCGTGGCTCATGCGGCAATCGGAAGTGCGGCCCGATGACGCGTTCGACTATCTGAACGTCGAGATGACGCGCCGGGATCGATCGAACCTCAATCGGCTGCTGTCTATCTTCCGCATGAATCACTGGACGAGCGTCCCGACCAAGCGCAACGGCGTGAGCGTACGTGTATGGCGGCCGACGCATAAGAGCCCCGGCCGCGCCGCCGCCGCGCCGGTGCAGCACCGGATCGACGACGACGACGGGCCGGACATCCCCTACTGAGGCGGCTCGTCGGTCACGTCCGCGTAGCGCTGGCGGTTGCCGATCGCGCGCACCATGCGCACGGGGATTCCGTGGCGCTCGGCGAGCTCCGCATCGGACAGAATCGCGCGGCGCTCGCGGAAGATGCGGCGAATGTGCCGGACCGTCTCGTCGGTCACGGTCCCGCGGCGCGTGCGGCTCATGCGTGCACCCTCCGCGCCTCTTCCTCGCGCCGCGCTTTGCCCTCGGCGTGACGCTTCGCGCCGTCTACGGATTTGAGGGCCCGTGCAACTGCGTCGGCCGCAGTGTGCGCGCCTGACGTTCGCAGCGCGTCGCGCGCGGCCCTCAGATGCCACGCGGCGCCGAGGATGTAAGCCAGGTCCATCGCCGTCACTGCGCGGCGCCGGTGTCTACGGACGGTCATTGTCGGTCCCCTTGAGTTGCTTGGAGTCGATGGTCAGCGGCGTTTCCGCGTGCGCGTCCCTGAACGCTGCGCGGATGCGCGCGTCGAGACAGTCATCGCATTCGGTCACTTCGCCGACGTTGAGCATCGCGGCCGGCAGTTCCCGGCCGCATACGTCGCACGTGTAGCTGTCGCTCATGGAATCACCCCCATCGTTCCGAGTGTTGCGTAGCCCAGCGCGAGCACGACTGCCGCCAGGCAGCCGAGCGCGATGCCATCCTCGATGATGTCCAGCCGCGTGCGCTGTCGCGGCGGAATCACGCGCCGGTTACAGCGGGCCATACGGCGGCACCCCCGCGTCGATGCACGCCGCTACGCGCACGCTTTCGGTCGTCGCGTACTCGTCGCGGCGTTCGCTGGGCTCGCCGAACACGTGGCGCAGCGTCGCCACGTAGCGCAGGCGTTCCGCGCGGCGCGTCGCGGCTTCGAGCCGCGCCAGGTCGGCGGCGAGCGCCAGGAAATCGGACTCCGGAGCCGCGGCCACGGGCGCCGCGGGGTTGGTCGTGTCGGTGTCGGTCGTCATGTCATGCCCCTTTGTTGTCGGTCGGTCAGGCAGCGACGGCGGCCGGCGCCGGCTCGCGCAGCACGTGCGCCACGGTCGCGGCAGTCTCGGCCGCAGTCTGCACGCGGTCGCGGCAGGGCATGACGACGACGAACGCATCCGGGCACGCCGCGAGCGTGATGACGGCCGGGCCGTCCCCGTTATAGGCGATGCTCGGCGCGGTCCACGTGGACGGCTTGCAGCCGCACGTCGCATGCAGCGCGTCACGTGCGTCGGTCACGTAGTCGGCGTTGAGCCCGGCGACGACTCCGGACGTGCTGCGCGGAATGACGCGCTCGACGTCCGGGAATCGCGCGTCGATGGCGGTCGCGGAGACAGTCGCGCCGAGCTTCAACGCGGCGCCGTCCGCGACGATGTGCAGCGCGGCCGTGTCGGCGTCGCGCCCGTGTGCCGCTTTGTGCGCCTTGAGCGCGAGTTCCAGCGCATCGCGCGGGATGATGAATCCGGGCCCGTCGGCGCCCGCGTCGCTGAACCGCCCGACGTACATGCGGTGCCCGTCGGTCGCGGTCACGCGCTGCCGCGCCGGCTCGACGTAGACGCCGTTCAGGTAGTAGCGCACGTCGCGCTTCGCCGCGTGCATGAGCGCCGCGCGGAGCATGCCGGCGGGGATCGATACGGATTGTGTCGTCATGGTGTCGCCCTCTCGTGTGTTGTGGTGTCGGTCGGTCAGTCGAAGTAGCGCGCCGCGATGCTGCGGCCGAATTCCGCGCGGAAGTGAGCGCGGAGCCAGTCGCCGCCGTACAGTCGCGCGCCGCGGTACAGGTACGTATCGTTCCCCTCGGGAGTGACGCGCGGCTCCGGCATGGCATGCTCACGCGTCCAATCCCACAATGCGCCCGCGAGCACCCGCGCCACGCCGGCGCGAAACTCGGTCGGGAAATACTGGCCGGTGCAGTAGTCCACGCGCACGGTGCCGCCGTCGCATTCCGTGATGCTGAGGCGGCCGCCGCGCGCGGCCTGCACGAGCTCGTCCGCGCTCACGGACCGCCACGCGACGGCCGCCGCGAGCCGCTCCACGTCGCGCAGTTGCCGCAGTGCCTTGCGCCGGCCCCCGTCATAGCTCGCGCGGCTGCCGTAGTTGCCGGGCTCGAACCCCGGTCGCTGCCGCGCGAACGCGGTCAGTGCCGCCAGAATGCGCGCCTTGCGCGCGCCGTCGTCGCCAGGCCGCGCGGCGGCCGTCGTGTCGAGTGTCGTCATGGTGTCGCCCTCGTGTGTGTGCGCCGGTCAGGCGCTTGTGTACTCGGTCCAGAAACCGCCCTCAGCGCGGGCTGCGGCGTGGTCGCGCTTGGCGCGTGCCAACCGGCGCTCCGCGTCGCGCAGGTCATCGCAGCACTCGTGCGCGCCGTCGTGTCCCTCGTGATCCCAGTGCGGACACGCTTCCTCAGCCGCCGCGAGTGCGCGCCGTGCGGCCGTCAGCTCGGCGCGTGCGGTCGTGCGGCTCATGACTGCGCCCCCGCCTTGATGTCCGCCAGAAACCGCGCCTTCGCCTCGCGCAGCGTGTAGTCGAAATACCGTGCCGCGATGCGCCGGCCGTCGTGCATGACCGCGAGCAGCCAACCGCCGCTCGCGAGCGGCTCGGCCGTGATGTCGCGTTGTCTCGGAGTCGTCATGTGTCACCCCCGCGTCAGAATGTGGAACGAGTCGGCATCGTTATCGCGATCCGCGCGAACCAGTGCCCGCGCCGCGCGCTTGGACATGCCGCCAGCGAACGCGACGAACCCGCCCGGAAACGTGGCGCGCTGCCAGTCCGTGCGCGGTCCGCCAAGCACCACGCGCACTGCGCCGTCCGCCTCACGCCGCGCGACCCCATACAGCCGGCCGCGCGGGATCACAGCGCACCCGCCGAGAGCACCGCGGCGCCCCACGTCGCCGGCGCGAGCCCCGTCACGCGATACCACTTGCCCGTCGCGACGGATTCCACGTCCACCGTCCCGAACGCGTGCACCGCACGCACGACCACGGCGCCGAGCCGCTCGACCGTGATGCGCTGGCCTACCTTGTATCCGCTGTCCATCGTTCCGCCCTCCCTCGCCCTGTCCCTGTTGACAGTGTCAACACTGTCTCACGCGCCCCTGCCCAGTGTCAACACTGACACGCAAAGAAACTGTGACTCACGCTGCGAATTTCTACATTAGCTGCGCGAGACGCTATACTGCGCCCGTTACCCCATTACATGAGGCTACGCATGGACGATTTCACTTCAACCGAATACGCCGCCGCGCACGGACTCAGCTTCGATCCGCGCTCGCAACTCCACCAGCGAAGGCTCGCCAAACACCTACGCGAGATCGGTTATCGCCCCGCCGTCGCCAAGCGAAAGGGCGTTTCCACCCGCGTATGGCGCCGCGCCGAACGCGT